TCTAATTGTTCTAATAGAAATTTAGACATTGGATACTCTCCTTAACTCATCTAATAACTCATGGTATCTTAGAATTGAAAGAATCTGATTTTCGTTGATTACTTTGGAATTAGTAATATTATCAATAAGATTTACAGTTTCAGTCAATTTGATTTTAGCTACCTTATCAGATACATTTAATTTAGAAAATTCTGATTTCAGTCTTTTTGTTTCGGCAATCACAACAGTTCTCAACTTAGCTGAGTTATCAATGTTGTTGATATATGAGCGTAGTACTTTCTTTTGTGATTCAGAAAGGTTTGTGTATTTTGAATTGAATGAGTCTACTAAGAACTTATATGCTAACATACGAACTTCTTTAGATTGTTCGTTATATTCCTTATTTGTAGATTCAGTTACGATTTCAACATTGTTACGTGTAATCGTTTCGAGAATAGTAGTCTTACAAGTAACGTACTCTTTGGGAGATTGGTTTGATTTGTTTTCAAACAATTTATAAACCGATGCCATCTCACGATAGTTTGTTACACGATACTTAAAAAAGTCATCCATAACAAAAGATTCTTTGACTGATTTAATCAAGTTATACTTTTGTCTGCGTAAGATACCTTCATTAAGTTTAACACGTTCGTTTAATACGATATCAATAAACTCTTGAGCTTGATACTGATTGTCAAAGTTCTCTTTAGTTAGAGACTGATACAATTTTAGTTCTTTGTTTAGCTCAGTTCCTTTTTTGAAATGCTTCTTGATTATTTCGAGGGCAAGTGAGTCTTTGTTCGCAAGTGTATCTGATGCGATTTGTCTTACGAGTAATTCAAATAGAATACCCGTATTCTTAAACTTACTATGTTTTAATTTGGCCATTGTAAACCTTATCTATTACTATTCCAATTTATAAATATGTAAAAACTCATCAAATCGTGTCGTCAATTAAATTTCTCTCATCTAATAGGCCTGATTCAGTCTTTTCGTCTTCTGACAATGACTCATTTAGAATCGTATTTGTCTTACGTTTAATATTTTTTAAAGATGATTTCAAAGCCTCCGTTTGCTCATATGCAAGTGGGGAGTTTTTATACTTATGATATGTTGCGGCTGGTTTGATATCGGTTTTCTGACCAAGTGGGTCTCTACCAAATGTACTGTCATCAGTTTTATAGTTACCTGACTTAGATGGCCGACCTGCTCCATCAAATCCACCTTCAGGTGAACCACCATCATCAGGCGTTTGGTGCATCGATGCTAAATCGTGTGGTGTACCAAATGACTCACCAGTTTTAATTGGGTCATTACCTTCGTCTTCGATTTGAGTTTGTCTAAATCCAAGTTTAAGGTCTTTGATAACATTCTGCTTTTCATGCTCAAACTCTTCTTCAGACATATTGAATATATTTTTATACATCCATTCTTGAGAAACCATTTTCAAGTCTTTCATATCAGATACCAACGATACCTTCTCAGACCACAGTGCAGCTTTCTCTTGTTCGTATATGATAGATGGGTTTGTAAGTTCCAACTCAAAGTTAACGAGGTCTTCGTTTTCATAACCTTGTGAGTACAAGTGAACGATTGCAATCTTGGTTAATTCTGAAAGAACAATCTTTTGGATTCTTTCAACTGACCTTGCGAATCTAATATCCTCTTGTGCAAGAGTTGCTTTACCCTCAACTGCTTCATCATAACCAACAAATGCCTTTGGTACTTTTAGTGCAGCCATCATTCTATTTCTTAGGTATTCGATATCATCAATACCACCGAATTCCATACCACTTAGTGTATCTATCTCAGTACCACTTTGACCACCACGAACTGGAAGGTAGTAATCATCTAACATATTCATTAGATTAAACTTGAGATTGTAATCACCAGTGTTTTGGTCAAGATATGGTACTTTCTTCATTTGGTCGATGATACCCCTCATGTGGTTATCAACTTCAGCAGGTGGAATGTTACCTACATCAATTTTAAATGTACGTCTTTCAGGTGCTCTCATAATTCTATGAATCATCATTGCATCTTCCATAAGAGTTAATTGTTTCCAAGTCTTTCTTGCACCTTCTAATAGTGAACGACCATAAGGTAAGAAGTTTGTATCTGCCATCAAACGGAAATGTGCAATCTGATAAAATTGGAAGTAATCTGCGTTCTTGTTTACACTTGCTCCATGAGCAGTACCCATAGAACCCAACTTGAATCTTACTTCATATGGGTTTTCAGGATTAAATCCCTCTTCTCGTTCTACTTCATATGTTGACATTGGTGATACGTTCACAATACCAATACCTTCTTCAATATCAAGATGTAAGTAATAGTCACCATACTTACTCATACCACGAATCCATGCCCATAGATTGAACTCAATATTCATTACATCGTAAAACAAATTATGAAGAATATTTTTAATATCCTCATCTGCGGTTTTTATTCTTAGAACATCACCCATATCATTTTTGAGTGTACATTCATCTGCGTAAATATCTAATACTGAATTTAGAATGGAATCTTTATCCATTGCCTCATAGTCGGTATATAGTTCTAATTTATTTGAATGGAAATTAAATTGGTTATTGTATGTCTCCCAATTTTTACGAGAGGTATGTAGTCTACCAAATCTATCATAATAAGATGAACTACGTAGGTTACCTTGAGATTGTAATCTCTGAGTATCAATTGTCTGAGTTTTACCCTTACCAATCCTACGTACAACAACTTGTGTGTTGAATAGTTTGCTTAACCTATTAAATAATGATTTATTTGCCATAATTGTGTCTCTAACTAAAAGTATATACTTCTACAAGTTATAAATATACAAAAAATAAACTTAACTACCAAATTTTATAATAACCAAGTTAAATCGTTATCATTTCCATGTTGGTCTTTTTGTTTCCAAGGGTCTTGTCCTATACTTCTATTAGAATATACACCAGTACTTGACTTACCAATATGACCTAATGTAGTTCTTGTTAAATCAATACCTTGTTGTCTTAATTTCAGTGCCGTATCACGTACCCAAAGACCGGTAGAGAATGATATCACTAAATCGTCATTATAACCACGTTGTGCCTCAGCTCTACTACCATTCCATATGAATACAAACAATTCTTCTATAAGTCGCTTAGAATGTATTATAGGAGTTCTCTCTCTCATATACATATCTAACTTTGAAATTACCAATGGTCGTGTTCTTGAGGTCATTGAGAAACCTGGCACCATATCCTCTTTACGTTTAAGGTCGAATCCCTTTCTTAAATGTATATCCTCATCGATATAACCTACATCTCTATATGAGTAGTATAAGTTATCATAGTTTCTATCAATTACTTCTTGGATTACAGCCCAACCAATATTTGCGTTTTCAATCACCAACATTGCGTTGTTCCATTCAGACGCTATTGAGGTTAACATTGCACCATATTGTTTAGTATCAATTTTACCTTTGTATTCTGCTACTTGTTCAACAGTCTCTACATCAAATACATGGAATGCTGAATAATCGGATGAGTCACCTCTTGCGACATCTGCAACTACCACATAATCACGTGAGTAGTTTGGATAATCCCATAACCAATAGTTACCATCAAACCCACGTTTTTCTATTGGGTCTTTTACATAAGTTTCTTCGTACCATTGTAGGGTAGAACCCTCTACTACCGTATGACCAGATGAAATAAAGTCACAATCACATTCTTGTGCTGCTCCCTTAGTTCCTAATAATGTTTCTTGTTCGTCTCTCCAAGTTTGGTTTCTTTCTGGGTGGACTGTCCAATGAAGTTCGGTTGGAAACCATTGGTCACCTTGTTGTGCTTGTACCCATATTTTATGAAACCAATTACCAACACCATTCGGAGTAGATAATACGATTGCACCACCACCAGTAGAAAGTGTCGATTGTGCCGAAGTCCAAATCTCTTCTACGTTATTAATAAATGCAGCCTCATCAATAATCAACATCGATAGTGCTTCAGAACGACCAGCATCACCTGCGGCAGATGTTGCTTTAATTTGAGAACCATTTCGTAATCGTAAGGATAGTTTGTTGTCTTCCTCGGTCTGACCTTTTAACCAAGATGGTAAGTTGTCGTGCATAAACCTTACCTTGGTAACAAGGTTCTTTGCAACTTCTTGTTTAGTTGCAATTACCAATATGTTTTTGTCTTCGTGAAATAACATCAACCATAATGAATATCCGGCTGACATTGTTGAGATACCTAACTGACGTGATTTAAGAATTACATTGTATCGGTGGTCGTTAAACTCACCCATAACATCTTCTTGAAAAGGATACAAATCAAAAAGAATTTTACCTCTCTTTGGGTGTTG